TCTTGAGGAATTGGTGCTTCAGCAGTTGGAATGTCAGTTGGTTCAATATCCATCTCGACACAACCCATAAACCACTTAGCAACATCAATTAATTTTTGCTGATACTCTTTATCTATTTTAACTTCATGGATAACTGGTTGATCGCCTGCTTTAATAAAAGACAACAACCCATAAGGACATTTCTTGCCAGTGGTCTCTTCAATTAGATATGCGTTCCAGTGAAGTTGTGGACTGTAGTATTTAACTAATCGTGGAATAACGTCTTTATATTCCTCATCTCTTTTAGGTCTGCCCATAGTAAATTTAGCATCAATGACTGCTAATCTATTTTTGTAGCCTTTTACAACTCCATCGACAGTGCATCTCATAAAGGGATATTTCGTGCCATTAAATACTTTTTGGCGGTCAATTATGGGAAGGTCTAAATAATGTTCAGACCATTCGATATTTGCTTCTTCAGTTATATGCCCCATTATAACTGCCCAAACCATTGTCAGGTCATCTCGATCAATCTTGCCAGTTTTTTGTTGGAATAATTTTAATATACGTTCAGGTTCGCCTGAAGCTAGTGTGGTTATATCACTACCACCAATCGTGTTAGTTCGTTCGGCTAGACTTTTTGTGTCTAATCCAAACTTCTCAAAAAATGGATATGCCATAGGTAATCTCCTCTCAATTCATAGAAGAGATTATACCTTATAGGAATATATTGCAATATATTTATTCTATATTGGTTCTAGTACCAACTATCTTATGTATGGCTTTTATATCTGAATTTTTAAAAACCTCAGTATTTTCAGGATTAAGAGTTGATAATTTATACTGCCTATCAGTGACCTCAAAAACCCTGCGGACTAAGCCTGCAACTTTGCCTGCAACATCTATATGAACAACTGCATAGTCTTTTTCTTTGACTTGCAATGTGGGATCTACATAAAGTATTTCACCATATAAATATCGTTGCTCCATATTTTCAGAAAGCATAAAGCAGGCATAAGCCTCTAGATTACCAATAAGATAATCAGGTCTTACACAGTGGGTGAACATTTGCTTTTGTACCTGAAAGCCTTCAGCACCATTTGGGAAGGGCAAGCCAAACATAGGCAGATCTTCTATAGGATAAGCTGATTGGTGATCCATTGGCTTTTTATGTATGACATTTGCATTGCTTAAAATGGTATCTTGCTCAACCTTAAAAAATTGAGTTAACTTATCAAGATGTATGCCTAACTTTCTATCGCCTCGCTCCATCTTGCTATATTCAGATTGGACAAGACCAATAGCCTCAGATACCTCTTTTTGTTGAAGTCCTTTATTAGACCTTAACACATAAAGGTTATTTGGAAATTTCATTTTAGATAATTGCTCCCTTAACAAAAAAGATTAATACTTTATTAAATTATTTAATTCAATCTATTTGTTAGGCGGTGCAGTTGGAAAATTAATCCATGACATTTCTATAATTCTAGTAATACAAGATCTGACTATTGTTTTTAATAATCTGTATTTATATTTATATGCCATCAATATCCCCTAATAGAGATATATAACCTTAAGGTAAGAATATATAATAGCAATATTTATTTAATGAATGTGTTAAATGTATTGACTAGTTGAAATAAATAATGCTAAGGCTATAACAATTAGGCATATATTGCTAAACACAACATAGAGTATCGTAAGTGAAATTATCACAATATCTAGTAAAAAATGGAATATCTCAGAAAGAGTTATCTGATCTATTAAAAGTTTCTCAGCCAACAATTCATAAGTGGCTTTATTCAAAATCATTACCTTCAGCTAAGAAAATGTTGGCAATTCATACCTTTACAAAAGGCAAAGTAAATCTTCAGGATTGGAAAATGTAATGGGTAAATTTTCTAGAGATAAAGGCTACCGAGTGGAAAATAATCTCAGGAAGCAGGCATTACTGCATGAAGATATTGAATGTATTCGAGTTCCATTGTCAGGCGGTGGCAGTATAAAAGGCGATTTAATTGTTAATAAAGTCGGTGAAGATAAGTGGAATGTTGAGGCTAAGTGCAGGGCAAATGGTTTTAAATCTATTTACGATTGGTTTGAAGGCAATGATGCATTGATTATTAAGGCTGACAATAAAAAGCCATTAATAGTTTTAGATTTTGATGATTGGTTGGAGTTGTTAGCTAGACGATGAAGGTAACTCTTTTAGATTACGAGATGGCTCAGGGTTCAACTACTGGATCTCTCAGGCATATTGGAGCGATTAAAAGAGGCTACAAGAATAAGACTAAGCTGAAGTCTAGTTGGAATAGTCATATTGAGGGTGCTTGCGGTGAGATAGCGGTATCAAAGGCTATGGGTAAATATTGGGGTGGTTCAATAAATACGTTTAAAAGTGGGGGCGATATTGATGGCACTGGTTGGGAAGTAAGGACACGAAGTAAACAAGGTTATGACTTAATTTTGAGAGATGATGACCCTAAAGATAGAGTTTATTTTTTGGTTGTTGGAGTTTGTCCATCCTATGAGATTAAGGGATGGATATTGGGTGGCGAAGGGATGTTGGATAGGTTCGTCAATGATTATGGAGACTATGGGAAGGCATATTTTGTGCCTGCAAGTTTCCTGAATGATATTAACAGTTTGGAGGTTTAAGTATGAGTATGAAGGCTTTTGCATGGGGTATGTCTCAGAAGGTTGGAGATCCTACTACAAAGTTAGTTTTATTAATAATATGTGATCATTATAATGATAGTAAAGGTTATGCTTATCCATCTCAGGATCGCATAGCTGAGTTCTCAGAATGTTCAGTTAGAACAGTTCAAAGGCATATTAAAAGTCTATTAGAAAATGGGTTTATTAGGGTGCAGGCAATACCAAATGTTGCCAACAAATATACTATCCCTGCACTTAAAATGGAGACGACAAATCAGGTAATTGATAAAGAAATGGAGACGACAAATCGTGCAAATGGATACGACATGGGTGACGTGCGATCCCTTAAGAACCCTTATTCTATATCTAATAAATTAGATATAGCGGAGAATACGACAAAATCGTATGGAGATTTAGTTTATCAAGATCACTTAAATTGGCTTGCAAAACAGAATACTGGAATAAAATATCTGCGACCATTTGTGGGTAAATTAAGAGAGATGATTAAGGGTAAATCTCGTATGTCAAATGAGAAGGTTTATGAACATCTTCATAATTTATTTGTTGAGGTGCAGGAGCATCCAAAAGGTGATCTGCAAAGTTATTTAATGGCTTCAGCTAAATCGATAAGTGAAAGATTTGATAAGCCAAGAGAAAGGGTTCTAAATGATCAGGCTAAGGCATTGATGGAAAGTAATTATCAAAAAATATACAAAGCTACAAAAGGTCAGTCAGGTTGGGGTGGCTTAGATTATTTGGCTATCAGGGAAGAATACGAGAAGGCTTTTAAGGAAGGCTCTATTGTTTTTAGTCATACGAAGCAGAAGGCAACCGCAGACGAAATTTTAGAATATTTCGGTGTTAGATGAAGAAAAGAAAAGTTCCCTTACCGAAAGAAGAAAGAGTTCTGCCAACTCCTGAGTTCTTGCAGAAGCATGAAGTTATCGAGAAGCCGACTAAAATAGCAGGGCAGAAAATATTATATGTGACTGATCAATTATGGATTGATACTTATTTTAAGAAGGGTGTAATCGATTACGATCAATATCAGACTGCTCAGAGGTTATTGGGTTTGTATATGGCTTCAGGGCGAAATCAGAAGCTAACAGCTACGTTGTCAGACAAAGTGGTAGGAAAAGATCTATCAAATGATTTTGATCGCTCTGAGGTTGCTATGATGGATTTCATTAAGGTTGCTAGAAGGATGGGTAAAAGAAGTTTCAGTATTGTGCAGGATGTAGTGTTGCATAATTACTCAGCGAAAGAATGGGCAATAAAAAACAGCCGAAACGAAAAAGCATCGGCTGAGATATTGAGATTAAGTTTAGATGATCTTGAGGATGCCTTTAAGAAACTCTCCTAATTTGATGGTGATTGAATATTTGGTTATCAATCTCATCCGATACATCTTTAAATGAATTTAATTTGGCTCTGAGTTGATTATCAGGTCTCCTTGATAGTTCATCCTCAAGTTCACGAATATACAGTTCATTAAAGTTTTTGAATGAATGTAATTCTGAAATGTTAAATATCCTAAACATTATACAAAAATCACTAATGCAAGATAAGCACAACCAAACATCATAAGTAATGCGGTCATTTCGGCTACACAAGTTAAAAAGTATTTCATAACGTATCTCCAATATAAATTAACTATTAGGCATAACAGTAGAATATATTGCAATATATGTAAAGACATATTGCACTTAAGACCTTTGTTTGGTACAACTTGTATATGATTGAAGTAATTGACACTAGATGTTGATTTTTAGTCTCCTTAAACTTTGTTGTTAAAAGCCTCACAGAAATGTGGGGTTTTTTATTTGGTG